CATCACAGATGGTGGGTGGTGTTATAATGAGCATCGGCACTGCAACACACCTTCGGTGTCATAATACCCCACTATAATTCATACTTTAGTATGGCAACTGATTACATAACAGTTGTCGCATCATTGTAACTCATTGTTTTTGTTAGGGTTCCTTGTGTATAGGTGTAATGTGTGTCACATAATGCGTACACCAGCGATGCAAGCACATGATGTGTGACATGTATGTGTGTCATGCAAGGGCGGGCAGGGGCCATGCGGGGGGTATACGTTATATATACATGTACTTCTACACAGATCAGTAAAATGCACTGTTAACCACTATATACATAAGGTGGTTTACACAGTCATATGTATGTTATACTATAACACAGTACGTGCCATCACTAGGTAACGGAATGTTTCAGTGTATCACATAATGTTACAATAGTACGATTAGGGGTTGACATGTATCATAGAATGTGTAAAACTATATATGTTAGTTAGGGTAGGGTCACTATAAGTGATACACGTACAGTACACACTTACAATAACATATATTAATCTTTTAAATATACAGTAACTATAAATATACTTTAAGTATACACGTACAGTGATACACTTAAATGAATATCTCCGAAGGTAACACTTGTAAATGAAATCTTGCCGTAGGCGAGTCTCTTTATAATTTGTACAAATAAAGTATTGACAATGGCAAAGAAATCAGTAAAACTATATACAGACAATGTTCTTGAAGAATTTTACCGACATGTATTAAATGGTAATCTTGAAGATTTACATATTCCCCATAGTGATGTATTTTATGTAAAGACTGCAGTGGAAGCCCACTACGGTCGTACATTTACGTTAGAGCATGTAGAGTGGGCTATGAGAGCAGAAGGTTGGACTGACGAAAAATGAGTATACCTGAAAGAGTTAAGACTAAGATGAAAGAGGAAGGACTCTCAGGTGTTAACAAACCTAAGAGGACACCTAAGCATCCTAAGAAGTCACACGCTGTAATGGCTAAAGAAGGTGACACATATAAATTTATTAGATTCGGACAGCAGGGTGTAAGTGGTGCTGGTAAGAGTCCTAAGACTGCAAAAGATAAAGCTCGTAAGAAGAGCTATTACGCAAGACACAATGCTCAAGACTCTAAGCCTAGTAAGCTGAGTGCGAGATATTGGTCGCATAAAGTTAAATGGTAATATAGGAGATATACCAATGGGAGTATTGAGTGCAGCAGCTAAGGCCGCTAGAGCAGCTAAGAAAGCAAAAGATAAAGTAGGTGTACGTACCAAAGATGTGCCCGCTAAAACTAAAGCTTCAATGGAGGCTGCTGAAAGTAAACGAAAAGCTGCAGCGGAAAAAAGTAAACAAGGTAAAGCTAAAGCAGCAGCTAAGGTAACAGAGAAAAAAGGTTCTGTTGCTAAAAAGATGACTGTTAGTGCTACTGACATTAAACAAGCTAAGACTGCTAATCAGTTCGCTGCAATGCAAAGACGTATTGATGACATGCCTGATGGCTTACGTAAAAAGACAATGCAAGACTTGTTAGATAGACAAGTTAAAGAATTTGAAAAGATGCAAGGTGAAGAAGTATCACGTGCATCACGTAAGTCTGCACAATCTGCTGCAGATCGTAAGTCTAAACCTGTAACACTTCCCCCTATGCCTTTCGCTAAAGGTGGACTCACTAAACCTGCTGCAGATCAAACTGGCCTGAAGAAACTACCTACTCCTGTACGCAATAAAATGGGCTACATGAAACGTGGTGGCAAAGTTACTAAGGGTCACGTAGATATGCGTAAAGGTGGTTTGTTCTACTAGTGAGCATAGAGAGTGATATACGGGATTGGTCACGTAAAGTATTAGAAGTACCTAACGATACTTTAGGTGGCCTACCCGCATGTCCTTATGCGCAACAAGCATGGAAACAAAACAAAGTAAATGTAATAGAAACTAAGCATCTTGGTATTGAAGCTATTACACAAGCTAATTTATTTGACAATACGTATGACTTAGTTGTAGTTGCATCGTATTACTTTCCTTCTGCAGTACAGCTTAAAGAGTTTACTACATTTTTAAACGACACGTACACCCCTAGAGATTTGCACATAATGGAGTTTCATCCTGACTTTGGTGCAGAAGATGCAGACTTAGACTTTTTGTATGAACATGAGTGGGAGTCTGACATAGAAGATGAATACGCTATGTTGTTTATTCAGTCTTTAAGTAAAGTAGATGACGCAAGTTTACGACTAGAAAAGTTAGGATACTATGATGTATATCCTAAAGATGAGTATGAAGCACTCGTATTAGATAGAAGAAAACGGAGACACAAACAATGGCAATGAAACCTAGAGCAATGAAAAAGAAACCAATGATGCGTGGCGGTATGGCTACTAAGAAGAAGCCTATGATGCGTGGTGGTGGTATGGCTAAAAAGAAAATGATGCGTGGTGGTATGGCTACTAAGAAAAAGAAGTAATGTGGATTGCAGTTGTTTTAATTTGCGCTTCTCCTACTGATGTTAGAACTTGTGATGTGTTAGTTCGTACTGATCAAGGTTTTTTTAGTAAGGCTGCTTGTATTACTCAAGTAGAAGAAGACGTAAGCGGCATGACAAATGGTAGAAACTTTTATGCCCGTTATCAATGTTATCAAATGCAAGGTACAACTTAATGACCCTTATATCTCACTTTCCCTTACCTAGTTTTCCTTTTCAAACGCATGAGAATATTGTATTTGAGAAGGCAGATAAGGATAGATCCAGTAGGAATAATGAAGAGTTTAAACCTGAGCAGCCTAATCGCATTACACCTGATACACCAGTAGAAGATTTAAAGATAGTGAATCAGATGTATGCATATAATCCTAATCCAAACAAACTACGTAAACCTGATGGTCAGATCGTAGACTTTATAGTAGCGTAAGGAAGTAGATGGTAGACCGTAACTATACCACTGACACAGAAGCAGTAACTATCACCGCTACATCAGGCGGTGCTAGTGCTAACCTTGTCTATACTTGCCCACCTAATCATGATGCAACTATAGAGTTTTTACATGTGTCTAACGGTAGTGCTTCTACACAAAACGTAACCATACAGTGGTATCATGCAGACACAAATACGTATCATCATATTGTAAATGATAAATCTGTTGCAGGTAAAGATGTGTACAACATTATTACTTCTGATAGGATTCATTTACATGCTGGTGATAAGATCTTAGGGTTTGATGGTTCTAGTGGTGGAATAGAAGTATTTATTTCTGTCAAGCAATTCTACAACCCTAACAGATAATGCATAACGGGGTTGCAATCTTATCTATACTATGTTATAACTAAGTATGATATAACTATCTCTATAAGGGTAAGTAATTCTTACCTAAACATAATATAGGAGATAGAATATGTTTAAACGTATGTTTAAGAAACTACAAGAAAATCAGCAACGCAGAGCCGACTATTGGATTCTTATGAATCTAAGTGATAAGGAACTGCATGATATGGGGATCAGTCGTGGCGAAATCAGGCAAAAAGTCTACGGTTAATGCGGCAGGAAATTATACTAAGCCTACTATGCGCAAACGTCTTGTTGCATCCGTTAAGGCTGGCAGCAAAGGTGGAAAAGCTGGACAGTGGAGCGCACGTAAGGCACAAATGGTCGCAAAGCAATACAAAGCAAAAGGTGGGGGCTACAGGTAGTGGCTCTCTCTAAATCTCAAAAGTCTTTAAAAAAGTGGACTAAGCAAGATTGGCGAACTAAAAGTGGGAAGCCTAGTGCTAAAACTGGTGAGCGGTATTTACCTGCTAAGGCTATTAAGTCTCTTAGCAGTAGTGAGTATGCCGCTACAACCAGAGCTAAACGAAGAGGCACGAAGGCAGGTAAGCAGTTTGTGGCTCAACCTAAAAAGATTGCAAAGAAAACCTCTAGATTCAGGAGAACCTAAATGACTATAGCAATGGAACGTGTACTAGCTTGGAAGATTATGCCAAGACTAATGATGTTAGTAATGACATGGATGTATATAGAAGTTTTGTTTTGGTTTATGGCACTATCTTCAAATGACATGACATCACAAGCTACTGCACTTACTGCAACTGTAACAGGTGCAATGACAGGTGCATTTGCTGTATGGCTAGGACACGAGAAATGATTGGTCAAATTTTAGGAGCAGTAGGTGGACTTGCAACTACGTATCTTGATGGTAAGGTAGCTGTACAGAAAGCTAACGCAGAGATTAAGGTTAAGCAAGCTACTGGTGAAATTGATTGGGATCTAGCAGCCATTAATGCTACTCAAAACTCTTGGAAAGACGAGTGGATTACTTTACTTTTTTCTATTCCATTAATTCTAGCGTTTTGTGGCGATTGGGGTAACGGTATAGTACAAGCGGGTTTTGCTGCACTGGAAACTATGCCAGCATGGTATCAGTATTCATTAGGTGGAATCGTTAGTGCCAGCATTGGTATTCGTTCTGTAAGTAAGTTTTTTGGGAAAAAGTAATGGCATTTAAATTATCAAGCAGAAGTATGAGAAAACTAAAGGGTGTAGACGAAGGTTTAGTCGCAGTTGTAAAGGACGCTATTGGTATTACAAAAGTAGACTTTGGTGTAACTTTTGGATTACGTACACTAGAAGAACAAAAGAAACTATACGAATCTGGTAGATCACAGACTATGAAGTCTAAGCATCTTGAAGGTCGTGCAGTAGATCTAGTCGCATACTTTGGTTCAGACATTTCTTGGGAACTCAATGTCTATGATGACATCTGTGATGCTATGGCTGAAGCTGCTAGAAAGAATGATGTAGCAATTAAATGGGGTGCTGCATGGAGTGAAGGAGACATTAGAGAGTATGCTGGTACTGCAGAAGATGCAATGAACGCATACGTAGATCTCCGTAGGTCACAAGGACGTAGACCTTTTATTGATGCCCCACATTTTGAAATGATGTAATATGGCTCGTGAATTAACAGAACGTCAACAAAAGTTTTTAGATGTACTTATGGATGAGGCAGGTGGCGATGTTACTATGGCTAAGAAACTTGCTGGGTATTCGCCCAATACACCTAACCGTGAAATAACCAATAGTCTTAAAGAAGAGATTATTGATGTAACACACAGTTACTTAGCACGTAATGTACCTAAAGCTGCAATGGCTATGGTTAGTGCTTTGTACGATCCTACTGAACTAGGTATTCGTGATAAAATGTCTGCAGCTAAAGAATTACTAGATCGTACTGGTTTGGTTAAAACTGAAAAGATGCAGGTAGAAGCTAAGGGT